GGAATCGAAGATTTTATTGGCTGTGAAGTATGCGGTAATAAAGCTGTTGACATTCACCACATTGATTGTCGGGGTATGGGTGGCAGCAAAGATAAAGACAAGATCGAAAACCTGATGGCAATGTGCAGAATGTGCCATGAGAAGTATGGGGACAAAAGAGAATACACAGAATTACTTAAACAAACGCATCAAAGATTCATTGAGATTTATGGAAAGATATACTGATGTATTTGTAGCGGTTTATACAAATAAAGTTAAAAGCTATTGTGATGCTGAATTTTTCAACGCACTAAAAGAAAATATCAGCACAGATCATATTTATGTCGTTGATAATACGAGCGATCATGGGGTATATACAAGTCAACTAAAAAACATGATTGACTGCAAAATGATTGTAAACTTGGATATACCTGAAGAACCTACAAGCACAAAGTTTCACAGAAAGGTGACAGAATCGGTTACATATTTACGCAAGATATTTTTAGACTCTGATTATAAATATTTCTTAATAGTTGAAAGTGATGTCATTATACCACCAAACACAATAGAAACACTTATATCAAATATTGAATCAATGCCTCCTGATACAGGAGCAGTCGGGGCATTATATTATGAAGGCTTCCACAACTACAGCCTCACAGGGTTGCAAGGTAGTAATCACGTTTTATCAGGGTGTACAATATATAAAAGGGAAATGATAGAAAAATATCCTTTTCGTTGGCAGGAAGATTACATGGTGGCTTTTCCTGATGCTTTGATTTGCATAGATGCGATCAATGAATTTAAGTATTATAACAATCACGATATAAAGTGCAGACACGCACACGCAACAAACGGAACAAGATATGTTTAAAAAGACAATAAATAGCGAAGACCCAAGAGAACATTGGTCCCATGTACAGAACGTTGGAAATACTGTTTTAGACTTGGGTTGCGGTTGGATCAATACTGAATTAACAACACCTGAATATTGGATGCAACGTGGGGCAAGTAAAGTAATCGGAGTGGATGTAACACAATCCGAAATAGATAAACTTAATGATAAATATCCACAGCATAAATTTGTATGTAAGGAAATAAAGACTGCACAGGATTTGTCAGAACTGGTATATACCTACAATCCTGACTTTGTAAAAATGGATATTGAAGGGTTTGAAACTGTGCTTGAAAATATAGAATCATTGGGTACGGTCAAAGAAATAGCCATTGAATACCATGATGCCAATTGCAAACAGATCGTATTTGATGCGTTGAATAAGCATGGCTTTCATGTATTTGCATTAAATAACTTTGGGTATTTTTGTACAGATGAAAATATAATGGGTGTCGTACACGCAAAAAAATAAACATGGCAAAGTTTACAGACAAAGAATTTTTGGAATATGAAATGAACATGGGTGTCAGCTTAGACAATCCCCAATTCATGGATTTAGCAAGAAACACAGTTGCACAGTTAAACGGATATGGATCAAAAATACTTGACTATGGTTGCGGTGTTGGGGCATATGCAAAAGCAGCAATGGAATTTGGATTCGAGGTTTACGGATATGACAAGTTCAAAGCACACAAAGACTATTTAAAGATACATTTACCTGAATTAAAGGTAGTCAGAAAGCTTCCTAAAACAGATATATTGATGTTTATTGAAACATCAGAACATATGACTGATGATGAAATAAAAGAAATTTTTCAGCATATCAGTCCAATATGGATTCTGTTCAGCAGTACAAGCACAAAGGCAGACATAGATGAAAAGTGGGGGCATATAAACGTAAAAGAGCAAAATGAGTGGGATGATATGTTTTATAAGTTAGGGTATAGAATACACAAACAAGTACCACTTCCAACACAATGGTCAAAGATTTATCAATTAATGTAAGATGAAAAAAGGATCACAGGATAAAATAAAAGTTACCTTTGGTAAACGCAAAAAAGGCAAAGCCAAAAAATCATATAACAAACATGACAGAAAAGAACGAAATTATCTTGGTCAAGGTAGGGGACATTAAACCTAACCCGAACAACCCAAGAATCATAAAGGATGACAAGTTCAAGAAACTTGTTAAAAGCATTCAGGAGTTCCCACAGATGCTTAATATAAGACCAATCGTAGTTAATGATGACATGGTCGTATTGGGCGGTAATATGCGTTTAAAGGCTTGTAAGGAAGCAGGATTAAAAGAACTGCCTATTATAAAGGCTTCGAGTTTAACAGAGGAACAGCAGAAGGAATTTATCATAAAGGATAATGTTGGCTTTGGTGAATGGGATTGGGAAAGTATAGCAAATGAATGGGATTCAAAGCAATTAGAGGCATGGGCAATGGATATTCCGGGTTTTGATAATATAGATGATTTAGGAGAAAATTTTTCATTGCCGAGTGGGGATAAAGCACCATTTCAGCAAATGACATTTACATTGGCAGATGAACAGGCAATTCAAATTAAAAACGCAATAGAGGATATCAAACATACTGATGAGTATAAGTATGCTGAAACAATGGGGAATGAGAATAGTAATGGAAATGCTTTATATTTAATCATAATGCAATGGGCAGAGCAAAGGAAATAATTGTAAAAGTCATACCTGCTAAAGTGGCAAATGAATTTGTTAAATTGCATCACTATTCAGGCAAAGTTGTACCTAATTCAACTTTACATTTTGGTGCTTTTTTAGATAACAAATTGCATGGTGTTTTGAGTTATGGTCCAAGTATAAATAAAAATGGAACAATTAATTTAGTTGAAAATACAGGTTGGAATGATTTTATTGAATTAAATAGAATGGCTTTTGATAATTACTTACCAAAAAATTCAGAAAGTAGGTGTATTGCAATAAGTATAAAAATGATTAAAAAAAATGCACCTAATATAAAATGGATAATATCATTTTCAGATGGTACACAATGCGGAGATGGCACAATATATAGAGCAAGTGGGTTTAAATTAGTAGGAATATCAAAGAATGCAGGTATATGTAAATTGAATGGCAAAATTGTACATATAAAAAAAACATATGATTTGGGATTAACAACTTCTTTTATGAAAAAAAGTGACATACCTAAATTAAAACAACTTGGATATGAGGCAGAAATTTTAGAAGGATTTCAATTAAAATATGTTTATATATTAGATAAATCTTGTAAATTAACTGTGCCAATTATACCATTCAGTAAAATAGATGAAATAGGTGCAGGAATGTATAAAGGTGAAAAGGTAACTATAGAAGAAAGAAAACAGGCGAATATAGCTTAATGGTAAAGCGGTTTTCATTCCAGAAAACAGAAGGCGGTTCGATTCCGACCTATTCGCTCAACAACCGAAATACTACCGATGGCAAACAAATTAGATAATTTAAAAAAGGGGGATGGGTTTGATACGCATCCTGAAAGGATAAATAGAAACGGAAGACCAAGAAAGTATGTTAGCCTATTAAAAGAGCAAGGATATAAGCTATCTGAAATAAACGATAGTATTCAGGCAATGATGTCAATGACTATTGAGGAATTAAAAGCTGTATGGGATAACCCACAGGCAACAGTACTTGAAAAAACAGTTGCACACGCAATGAGAAAGAGTCTTGAAAAAGGAAGCCTTTATTCACTTGAAACTTTACTGACAAGAGTATATGGTAAGCCGAAAGAACAAATGGACATCAACACAGATAATAAGGTGGAGATCGTATTTGTTGAAGGCAAATCAATATTATGAGAATTGAGTTTTCCGCTGCACATATTAATCAAAAACCTATTCTTGAAAGTCAAGCAAGGTTTAACGTGCTTATGTGTGGTCGAAGATTCGGCAAGAGTGAACTATGCCTGATTAAGATTATAAAGACTGCCTGTTTCGGTCAGAATCTTGCATACATAACCCCAACATATAAACTTGCAAAAGTATTCTTTAATAAGTTAGGCAATGCCCTGCCTTACCCCAAAAACCAATCAGACCTAAAGATTGACTTCCCGAATGGTGGATCAGTTGAGTTCTTTACAGGTGAAAGATTAGATGGATTACGAGGTCGGAAGTTTCATGGAGTTATAATAGATGAGGCAGCTTTTATTTCAGATTTAGAATCAGGGTGGCTTAATTCAATCAGACCTACCTTAACAGATTATAAAGGTTGGGCAATGTTCCTTTCAACACCAAGAGGACAAAATTACTTTTACAGCCTATTCAATAAAGGTGGTGAGAAAGATTGGGCAAGTTTTAAATATACTACATACGATAACCCATACATAGATCGGGATGAAATAGAAGATGCCAAAAGGCAGTTACCTGCTGCTGTATTCGAGCAGGAATACATGGCGAACCCAATGGAGAACGCAGCCAACCCATTCGGGAACGAGCATATCAGGAACTGTATTCGACCAATGAGCAACCGAGAGCCTGTAGTGTTCGGGATAGACCTTGCCAAGTCATATGACTACACAGTTATAATAGGATTGGATTCTGAGGGCAATACAGCCCTTTTTAGCCGGTTTCAAAAGGACTGGAACAGTACCAAGCAAGAGATCCTAAACCTGCCTAAAAAGCCTATTATAATCGATTCTACAGGGGTTGGGGACCCGATATTCGAAGACCTCCAAAGAGCAGGGCTTATTATCAATGGCTTGAAATTTACTCAAAACAGCAAACAACAGCTGATGGTCGGACTTCAAACAGCTATCCAAACAGGGCGAATTGGCTATCCTACCGGTTTGATTGTCAATGAGTTAGAAGTGTTTGAATATCAATATACAGCATCAGGGGTTAAATACTCTGCACCCTCAGGCTTCCATGATGACTGTGTTATGGCTTTAGCTTTGGCATGGCATAACATGAACTTCAAAGCAGGTTCAGGAAAATACAATTTTCTTTAAAAAAAAGTTTGGTAGATATAAAAAAAGGTTTATCTTTGTATAAACAAACCCACTATTATGAAAAAAGAAAACTTAAACTTACTTTTAGCTTTATTGATCGGTGCAATCATTATTGGCTTACTTCAAGATAATTATTCATTATGAAACTACACAACAAAGATGTCATAATTGACTTGCTTACAAACAAAGAGCATTTAAGAGATAATGATCAGGCTTTGATTGCGAATATATGGTGGCGAGAATTAGTCACACAGGGTAAAGACAAATCATCTGCCTTTGAAATGCTTAAAGTGTTTTCTGAAGGTAAGCTTTCAAATCCTGAATCAATCAGGAGGTCAAGACAAAAGATACAAGAGGAACAACCTGAATTAAGGGGGAAAAGCTACATGGCAAGACACAGGGAGCAAGATAATGTTAAAGAACAATTAGGTTATATTTAAAAGTTTATTTATATTTGTAAAAACCACTTATTATGAAAATCGAATTAATCAAAGAGGTCAGCTTTTTAGGAGAGGTTAGTTATTACCTTGAAATTGATGGAAAGTATATTGTAGGTTCAATGACAAGCAAAGAGGAAAAGGCGAATGAGTTTTATGAATTTGTGCAGAATAATAAGTCATTGAAGACAAAAGATGTAATTAAACAAACAGAAATATGATCGGTGAACTATTAAGAAAGACAAGACAAGAACAATCATTAACGC